TCTTGTCATGCTGCTTGTGATAATAATTTATATCCATATTTCTACACATTGTCCCAAAGACTAGCTGCTTTTTTTATTAGCTCTGGCTGTACATCTCGCCACATATAACTTGAAAAGTCTGGTGGAGGAATTAATTTACTCATATCTTTTGCCGAGCCACGACATAAGTACACAATGTTCTGACGAATTTTATCAACTAATAAATCTTGTTGAATTAAAAATTCCATATACTCAGGCGTAAGCAAATCACAAGTGTCAGGAGTAAACACATTAAAGTTATCTTGATTAACATAAAGTAAGTGAGGGATTTTTTTTGTAGCATACCAATAGAAAGCACACTGGCGTACATGATTTATATCTGGTTGTTTTGGTAAGTATGCTTTGATCCAACTAAACCCTGCTTTAGTATCTGACTTTCTTTTTGATCTATGCTTGGTCTTTAACTCTACAAGTTTAGTTCCACTCATTTGTTCGTAATCTATTCTGCCAATCTTATCTAAAACTAATTCTTTAAATTTATGCGTGCAGTATCTTTCACTTGCTACTTCATCTCCAAGTTTAAGATCATCTAATGCTTTGCAAGTAATCTTAATCATATCCATAAGATAATTTTTTGTATCTTCGTGCTGTTCTTTATCTAATTCATTATGAGGTTGATACTTGTCGTATTCGGCAATTTCTTCTTTGATGATAGTATCTATATTTTTTTTCTCAATGAGCATTTTCTTTTCTGCTTCATACATATATTTAGAAACATATTTTTGTGATGCTCTGCCGATAGATACGCCAGCATTCATTCGGAACGATATGTTTTTGTTCCGCCTGTCAGTTTGATCAAACCAACAGTAGTTTACCAACCAATCTGCATTTGACTGTGCTGTCTGACTTGGAGATCCATGATCAAGATTAAGTTTTTCATAATACTTAATACAAATATCAGGATCAAAATTATTTAGTGCTGCTGTAGAATTGTTCTTTGTTAAATCAATAACCATTTTAAGCCTTTCATTTTTTAACCTACATTAGTCTTAATAACCTTTATGTCAATAATAATAATTGACACTAAACCATATTGGTTTATAAGGGTTTTAAACAGAGAGGTAAATATGAATAAGAATAAATCACAATTAAATAAATTATTAAAGAGGTATCACAGAATGTTTGATTGCTTTGGTAATAGAATAAAAAGGAAAACTAAATGAAACACAAACTAACACAGTACCAAGAAGATCATAAGCTCAGCAATAAAGAACTGGCAAAGTTATTTGGATTAACAGGAACAAATCCAACAGTAACTATTTTAAGATGGAAAAATTGTCAGCGTATTCCACACCCTAAGTTTATGAAAGTTATAACTGAAAGAACTAAGGGATCAATTCAACCTAATAACTTTTATGAAAGCTGGTATGAAACCCATAAACTTTGATAAAGTTATTATAAGTTGGCTGGATATAAACAGTTGCGACAACGCATGGAATACTGAGGAAGATTTAAAAGACTTAGTTCCTGCTATGTGTACTACAATAGGTTATCTTTATGAAGAGAATAAAGATTGGGTAAAAACTTTTGCAACATATAGTTTTAATACAGATAGCCTAGACGTAGGAGATTGCGTTGTAATTCCTCGTGGCGTAATTTTATCTATTAAAAAATTGGAGAACTAAATGATTGATCAAGAACTACACATTGAGGATGTAATAGAATTGTATGACGAGAAGATCGTCTTACTTAAAAAAGAAATAGATAGGCTTAATGAAGAAGTACAGGTTCTTAATATGGAACTAATGAAACTGAGAGCCAATGTCATTTCTTAATCATAACATTCCAGTATGGAAAGCCAAAGTAAGACTAGAATATTTATATAATAAAGAAAAACATATTGGCGAGTCGGAAGATGTATTAATACATTCTATTACAACCTTGGAAGGAAGAACACCATTGTTTAATATCATGCTGCCAAATGGTGCTAACTATGCAAGGCTACCAATCACAGCTTTTTTTTCTGATCAGTATAATAGAAAAGATGTAGTTGATTTAGAATTAAAACAATTAGTTTATTGGGATTGCTTATCTTACCACGCTAATATTATTGAGTACAATGCACTAGCCACATCACAGTGTAAGTTTATTGATCGCAATAATAAATTACATAGAGCTAATTACATATTCAGTATTGACTATGCTCAACCTGATATGAACTTATTAAACATAACTTACAGTGAAATAAGTGCAGAACATAAGCATCATCATGTATTAGAATTAAACAAAGGTGATAAGTGGCAAGGTAATTATGCACTCATGCCAAACAATAAAATATTATTTAATCTACCAAACTTTACAGTCAAAGATCAGATACCAGATTATAAAACTAATATGGATTATCCAAGCGTTGAAACAGATTCTTGGAGTACATCAGATGACGACAGCTTTTATTACAAGGTTAAAAATTAATGGAAAATAATTGGAAAGAAGAGTGGTTAAATATGCCTGAATTTATACAGGAGAAACAAGAACCTTATGCAAAGATTATAATAAGATTTGATAATGAAAAAGATTTAAATGATTTTTCTAAATTAATTAATCAACCATTGAATAAAAAAACTAAAAGCATTTGGTTTCCAAAATTAATTAGAGGGATAAACTCAAACAAAAGATATGTAGATGAATCCTAGTTATCCAATTTATATTGTATCAAAAGGAAGATTTAATAATTGTTTAACTGTTAGAGAATTAGAAATTATGAAAGTTCCATATAAGATTGTAGTTGAGCCACAAGAATTTGATCTTTATAATAAAAACATTGCAGCAGATAAAATATTAAAACTTCCATTTAGTAATTTAAATCAAGGATCTATTCCTGCTAGGAATTGGATATGGGACCACTCAATATCACTTGGTTTTGATAAACACTGGATATTGGATGATAACATTGAAGGCTTTCACAGATTAAATAGAAACATGAAACCAAAGGTTAGTTCTGGTACAATTTTTAAATGTGCAGAAGATTTTATAAATAGATATTCTAATGTAGCTTTATCAGGTTTTAATTATTATAATTTTTGTAAGACAACAGATAAAGTTCCACCAATAGTTTTTAATACAAGAATTTATTCATGTATTTTAATTGATAATAAGATACCTTTTAGGTGGAGAGGAATTTATAATGAAGATACAGATTTATCTATTAGGGTTTTAAAGTCTGGATATTGTACAGTATTATTTAATGCTTTTCTTGTAGGAAAAATTACAACTATGAGAATGAAAGGTGGAAATACAGACACTCTTTATAAAAATGATGGAAGAAAGAAAATGGCTGAGTCTTTAAAAGAACAACACCCTGATATTGTTAATGTTGTATGGAAGTTTAACAGATGGCATCACAGTGTTAATTATAAACCATTTAAAAATAATAAATTAATTAAAAAAACAGATGTAATTTTTACTAGTAAAATTAATAACTATGGGATGCAACTTATAAACTAATGGCTAGATATAATTATTTCGTGGGTGGATTTGGCGACTTCTATTCCGAGTGGCATAGAAATAAATGTAATGATATTGCTTACATAGATATTGATTCAGTTCCTATCTGTATTAATAAACCTTGTTGGAAACCATTAGCAGTTATTGAAACTGTATATGATACTGGTAAAAACTATAAGAAATATACTAATGTTGTAGAAGCCATAGCACAAGGCTTAAATATACCTTGTTTTTTGCTATACTATAAACCTATACCAGATACGGATAGCCTAGAGTTCAAAGTTCAGCGTCTATACCCTATTAAAGGCGGTTTAAACCCTATTCTAGAAGAGGAGTGGTATTACGTTATGTTAGATTTACAGATACAGCATGATAAAGTATGCAAACATAAGGTAAATCGTGGCTAAATATAAGCAACATATTAGAGTACCAACAGCTCTATTTGATTATGCTGGGTACAAAGGCTTGGCAGATAACAGAAAGCCTTATGCTTTAGCGATCATTGTAATGCTTTTAAAGTATGTAAA